CGGAATCCCTTCATGGTCGCGAAAATACTCACATGACCGGTACCGAGTTCGGCTCCGTTCGCCATCATTCACCTCCGATGATCATTTCGTCCATGGCCCGCATGCCGGCGGCCATTGCCTCTTCGTCCGACGGCTCGTCCGACGGCGGATGGTAGGGCAGCATGGATTGCGGTATCCCCTCGCGTAGGAGCCGCAGGTAATCCGGCCACGCCATGGGATATGCGAAATCGTTATGTTTCGCGCCCGTCATGGTGCCCGTGTCGGACAGGAGGGATGCGTACAGTGCGATCGCATCCCCGTAGCGCAGCCGGTCTCCCACGTCCGTGGTCAGCGACCAGCCGAGCCGCGCGAAGTCCGCCGCTACTTCGCTGCGGGCCTCTTTGACTTGCCGGCGGAAGGCGAATATTTTCCCAGGCTCGCCAACTGCACCTTCTCGATGACGTCGGCGTACTTGTCGGCGATGCCGAGCAGCACGACCGACGGCTCAGCTTTGATGGTGTCGACCTGCTCCCGGTTCGCTTTGACCAGCAGCATGCGGATCTGCTCCACCGGCGTCATGTTCTCATCCGCCCCATCGAAATCACCGTCCGTGAGGTTCAGGGGAAGCCTGTACGTGTGATCCGTGTACGTCCGTGCGAACAGGCTCGGATAACGTACGATATAGCGGCTGCGGGCCGATTCTCCCGCCTTGAGGATCTCATCGTCGAGGCTTTTCTCGTCCGCATGGACGAAATCGAGGTCGGTGGGTATGGTTTGCGTATGGTCACTCATGGTTCACTCCATTGGTTGTTCCTCCCACTCATATGATCCCCGTAAGGGGCCCGTCCGCAGGCTGAGTGAGAGACCCACGGACGGGAGAATAAAGGTCAGCCCTGCGTGGCCGGCTTCGGAACGGCGGGGCCGAACTGCTTGTAGGGCGACCCTTTGAACAGCGGATCCTCCTGCCATTTGAGCGTGATCTTCACACCCGGGTTCTCACCACGGGAATCCTGACCGGGCTCGACCTTGGTGACCTGGGCGACGCCGTTGCGACGACGCTCCACGCCACCGTCACGGTACTTGACCAGTTCGCTGAGTATGATGCGGGCCGCGGGCAGCGAGGAATCGACGTAGATGATGCCATTGGCATCCGGCGTCTTGCCTTCGGTGAGCTGGAGCACGGCGGGATTGTCCTCCGCTGCGGTCACCTCGACCGTACGGGTCGCGTCGCCGGGCTTCTCATAGCCCTTCTGCCAGAATTCGGTCGCATCCTCCTGGTCGATGGACGTCTGCGGCGCACCATCCTTCTTCATCAGACCGAGCGTCTTGTAGGCGGCGGGCAGTTTCAGCGGCGTCGCGCCGAGATCGGCATCGGCGATGACGTTGGCCGCATCATAGGGCGCGAACGCCAATGCTCCTCCGATGGGGATGTTGACCTTGCTGAGGTCGTTGCCGGCGGTGTCGGCGGTGGGTATGGGGTCTACCATGGTTTACTCCTTGGTTGATGCCATCCGGTTTGGATGGTCGGGTTATTGGATGACGCCGACGACCGTGTATTCGACGGTGAGGTATCGGCGCGCATAGTCGTGGTCGTCGGAGACCCCGTAGGGTCCCCGGCATCCCGTTTCCGTCGTGTCGCAGACCGGTGAGGTGGCGTCGTCGATGATGTCGGGCGAGGTCAGATGCGCGTAGACGAGTCGGGCGAGATCGTTCGCCGGCCTGTCGTTGGTTTTCGACCCGGCCAGGACGGTGACGCCAAGAGACCGGTCGAAGGTGCGCATGTCGAGTTGCGGGCCGCCGTCATCACGGATGACGACCAACGGTTGGGAGAGCGGCGTCGAAAGGTCGTCGGGCTCCTTGTTGGTCACACGCACGCCATTCAGGCGAGCGCGCAGCCATGTGGTGAGCCAGAGTTCCATGTCGGGTGGCAGGTAGATCATTTGCCGGCCTTCTTGAGTGCTCGGGCCAGAGTGCCGCGTTTCGATTCGACGAGCATCGCATGGTCGCTGTCCGCAACGACCATGTATGTTCTGCGGTGTGCACGCTCGACGGTGGCGATGTGCAGGCTTGCCTTATAGGCTCCGGGGCGTTCCGGGTGTTTTGCTGGATCCGCATACCAGTGTTCGGTTTCCGCGTCACCAACGGGAGCGGTCGCCTTGGCTTCGGCGAGTACCGCCTCGGCTTTTCTACGGCACAGTCCATCGACTGGAGCGGAGTGCAGGATGCCATCGAAGAAATCGTCGTTGAGATTCACGACGGTGTTTCCATGGAAACTTGCCATCAGCCGACCACCTCCTGTAATGCGGCCACCAGCGTGGGCTGCCAGCCGGTGAAGGCGTTCATGTCACGAGTCGGATAGCCGACCACGTTCCATTTGCGCCCATCAGAAGCCAGTAGTCGGTCGCCACGTCTGACATCAAGATCGGGAATGTCTGAAACGAACTGTGCGGTGCTGAGCACCTCGCTGCGTACCGCATCATCCTGTTCGGTACTCGTAAGAGATGCCAGGGCGCCGTTCACTTGCAGATCGTCCGTGTCGGTCCAATCTCCAAGCGTGCTGCTATCTGGATCGTATGGGTCAACGACCTGTTTTCTACGCTGACGTGTGAACTGTTCCGTGTACCGCAGCGAAAACGTTGAATTCTGCTGTACGTAGTCGATCGCGGTGCTCATGACACCCCCCATGTCAGCCTGTACGGCGCTAACGCATTCTTCTCAATCTGCAGGAGCGGAATGCTCAATGGTGCTCCGCCTGCTGTGATGAAGGTGACGCTCGAACCGTTCGTGGACTGCGAACCGATAACTCCAGGGCCAGTCGAACCGCGTTGCGCGAGCTTCAATATCAGCGATGTCACGTCTGCGACTTCACCGGCATCGAAACCGTGCGACAGCGTGACTTGTACGGCTCCTGGACAGTCGGGGAAACATCCTTCACGCAGGCGCACGGTCCCTGCGATGCCCCAATCGATGCTGTCCTTCATTTCAACGCCGTTGACCAGCAGGCTTGAGATGTCGGTGACGTGCATGGATGGCAGCAGCAGGGTGCGAGCGCCGTAGGAGTCGAGTTTCAGGGTCTGTTCGATGTTTGGGGCGATGTGCCAGCCGCAGTAGGATCGCACGGATTGCTGTGCGGCCTTGAGCCAGATCGATGAGTCCACCGTCGTGTCACTGGATACCAGGTCTGGAATCGTTTCAGCCATCGCCCCGTCACCTCACTTCTCTTGCTTGACGGTGGAGGTTTTGCGCTTCACCGTTTTTGACGCGTCCTTGTTCTCTGGTGCTCGCTGTACAACCTCGACCGCGTCTTTCGGCTGCTGACCTTCCCTATACAGGAAGGTGCGGCCGTTGAGTTCATAGGATTTCATCATCGGCGATCACCTCATGCCGCAGCGCCAAGAGTCACCTTGGCGATGGCTGCCGGATACTTGACCTGCATCCCGAGACGTTCGCGCAGACGCACGGTGATCTGGTCGCTGGTGAAATCATCGCCATGCGAGTTGGTGGATTCAATGCGTACGCCACCCTTGCGGAACACCTTCGCGGCGGTTGAGAACGCGCCGACGACGACAGTGCCCTTCGGGATGCTGGCGGACACGACGGTACGCAGACCCCAAAGCAATGGCTGCTGCATGATTCCACCATTGCCGTACTGACCAGCGAAGAAACCGCCACCAAAGTACTGACCGTTCGCATCCTTGGACAGGCGGATGGTCTGATAGTCGGCGGGGTTGATGACGATGCCGTCAGCAGCGAAACCGGTGACCTCCTGCACCGCGGTGATGGCCTTGAAGATAAGATCAGGATCGCTGACCTTCTCGCCTGTGGCATTCGCCACGGTCTGGATGCCGTCGCGGCTGAGCACACCCTTGATGGAGTTGCTGGTGCCGTCCCCGGACAGCAAGGCAAGTTCCTCACGCAGCTGCAGATCATAGAGTGCGGTCGAGTTGATCTCGGACACCACATAGTCGGCATCCTCAGCCATGTCATCGGTGATTTTGAAGAATCCCGCAACCTCAGCCAGAGAATCGGTCACCCATGTCGGGTCAGCCAAATGAATCTGAGGCTTCGCGCCACCCTCGGCCACGAATGCCGTGGACCCCTCGAGCGCTCCGAACACCGGATACTTGATGCTGTTGCCGGAAACCGTGCCCGATCCGAGAATGTCGGCGAACATGAGCGGACGCTGGTATGGCATGACGAAGTTCGTGTCAATGTCGGTAACCAAAGGTCCGAAAGCGCCTGTCGCCTGGCCGACATGCTGCACGTCGGTTGCGGACTTGAACTCCGTGGTCTGGAATCCACGGGTCTTCGTGTCGAGAACGGTCATACCAGCGTTCTTCAAGCTCTTCATGAAGAACTCGCCTGGAGTCTTGGCGTCGATCACGCCAGACTTGGCCTCATTGTCGACCTTGGATTCCTTCTTGCCGAGGGAACCGAGCTGATCGAGCAGGGTCTTCTTCTCAGCAGCCTTGGCCAGCTGTGCGTCCAAGTCCTTCACTTCGGCGAGAATTCCCTTCAAAGCGGTGACATCCTCTTCGCCGAGTTCCTCGCCGTTCTCGATCCGGTCGTTGAACTTCTGCGCCTTGGCAAGTGCCGCAGCGCGTTTCTCCTTGAGATTCATTGTGAATCCCCTTCCTGAGCCAATTGCTCATAGATGTGTATTAACTGCGACATGGCCTCCACGGACGGATTGGCTTTCAGCTCCTCGGCCTTGGCCTGTTCAGGCTCCTCGGTCTTGGCCTTGGCATTACCGCTGGCTTCATCCACATCAAGATTGGTTTTCTCCCCATCCAACTGGGACAGGACATTGTTCAGGCTTTCCGCTGCCGCAGTAATCTGGGACACGGATTCACGAAGAGAACTCTCATTCTTCGCGGAAATAACCCGTCCGGACTTCACCTCGGCAGTGAGCATGTCAGCAGCCGACTTGACCGCCACGATCGACGTGTCCTGATTCGCTCCGACTGGGACGAACGAGGCCTCATACACCTTGAGCTTCCTCAGCTCATTGGCTGTGGTCACATCATCCAGTTCCACAGTTCCTTCATCGAGCACGTCGAACGCGAATGAAAGCTGCGAAAGCCGCTTGCCCTTCACCAGCCTGTACACTTGGGCTGCTTTTGGAGAGTCCATGTCGAACTGGCCCTTGACCCACCATCCGTGATCGTCGGTTCCCATGTCAATCGCGCCGCCGACATTAAAATCAGGGTCGTCCATGCGATGCCCGTACATGATCGGCATCACGTTCCCCGACTGCTTCCACTGCTGGATGGTATCATCGAACGCATTCTTTGCTACGACGTCACCATACGAGTCAGGTTTCCGCGTGAACGTCGAGGGGTAGACCAGAAACTGGCCATCCTCCAGATCGTCACCGTCGGTCCTGAACGATACCGGCATGTCCTTGAGCTTCATGGCTATGCTTCCTTACTGTCAAAATATTTCATCGCCGCAGCATTCGCCTGATTTGCGAGCATGCCCGCATTGAACTGGTCAATACCGGAAGACACGAGGTCGGCTTGCAGCTCACGTTCCCAACGTTTCCAATCGATACTTTCACCAGCTGCCTTACGGGAGCTATTGGAACGTTTCATGCGCGCAAACCAGCGTTTCACCACATCCTCAACCTCGGCCGGAATGGGTTCCCCGCCATCCTGCGGGCTGGACTGGCCACCTTTGGTTACATTGAGTGGTACCACGAGTTGATTCCCGCCATCAAGTTCAGGAAGATTCTGCCTTGCGCGCCCCTCGTTCACCGTCATCCAGGGAGCGCCGATGCTGGTGGACAGCACACTCGCCTGCTCCTCGAAATCACCGGCGAGCTTCGATTGGATGTTGAACTCCAGATATGGGTTGCTGGCGGTGCTCACTTTGGGAACGAGGAACGTGTTGAGACGGTCCTGCACCATCTGCATCAACGGCCCCAATGTCTCCGAGTAGAGCATCTTGCGGAACTCACGGGTGTTGCTGAAGTTCGCGTTGTCGAGGATGCCGACCATGACGGGATTCACGTGATACACCTGGGCAACGGTCTGGAGTGAGAGCTTCGTGACTTCCGAGAACTCGTCCTCGCGAGCCGAGAACCCGACGCGGTTCATGGTCATGCCATCCTCAAGCAGTGGACTTGAACCAGCCTTGCCACCGTTGTCCTGGTATTCCTTCCAATCCCTCTGGAAACGTTCACGGGCCTTGTCATCCCAATTCGGCGCATCCTTCGGACGCGACAAGTACATGCCGATGCGACCGCCACGCTTCCACATCTGCGTGCGGTATGACCACGCCTGAATCTGCTCCGCCACCACGTCCTTCAACGCATTGATAGGTGAGACTCCGGACGCTGGGTCGCAGGGATTCCACCCGTGGAATACGATCATGTCCTCGGCTTTGATGTCGACTGCATGCCCCTGCTCGGGATCGACCGTGAACACCTGCGGGGAGAACACGTCTCCCTGCTTCTTCATTGTTACCCACGATGGAGGGATCGGGCGGATCATCCACCCCGAGGGGGAATCAGCCTGTACCACGATCCAGTATGCGACGTCATAGAGCGCGATATCGCACACCAGTGAACGCAACAGTTCGAACTGCGTCATGTCGGGATTCGGCCTATTCAGCAAAGCGTTCAGTGGATCGTCAG